TCATGTGGGGTAAAGCCCCAAGCATGTGTGACGGTGAAGTTAAAATGAACACACCTATGTTTGTTACAGCAGGTGATTACATTTGTACTGTATCAGGCAAGGGTGCTACTGTAACTGATGCTCGTGAGAAGTGTTATAGCACTATCAAGAAGAAGATTGAGATTCCTAACTCCATTATGTATCGTACTGATATTGGGTGTCGTCTAGAGAAACAACTTGATGTACTGCATGAGTTTGGTTATGCTACTGATTGTGATTGGGAGTAATTATGGCTAATAATCTGCTCCCCCCAATACCACAGACACCAATTGGTGAAGAGTTTTCTTGGCGTGATTGGTTTAGAAACCTTGGTAACTATATTCAAGTAGCACAGACTGGTGGATCACCTTGGACTATTGTGCAAGGTGGTACAGGTTCTAATACTGCTGCTGGTGCTAGGAGTAATCTTGGTCTTGGTACTATGGCTACAGAGAATAGTAACAACGTAGCTATTACAGGTGGTAGTATAACTGGTACTACTATATCAGGAACTATAGTACCTACTGGTGGTATTACTAGAACAATTACTACTGCTAAATTAACTACATTAGGTTCTACTGGTAGTATGACTTTTGTTAATGGTATTCTAACAGCACAAACACAAGCGACATGATGAAGACATCACAACAAGGCATTGAACAACTTAAGACATTTGAAGGCTTTAGAAGCATGCCTTACTTAGATACAGCTGGTAAATGGACTGTTGGATATGGACACCTGATGGTGTCTGGAGATGGATTGGTACAAGGTAGTCCAATCACTATGGGACAAGCAACTACCCTGCTTACGCAGGACGTTGGGACAGCTGAGCGTTGTATAAATGATACAGGTATTGATGTAACTCAGAATGAGTTTGATGCGTTAGTGTCGTTTACATACAACTTAGGTGTTGGTTCTTTACAACGGTCTACGTTGCTTAAGCTTATTAAAGCTGGCAACAAGCCAGCAGCAGCTCTTGAGTTTCCTAAATGGAGTATTGTAGCTGGTGGTCATAGCGACAGCATACTAAAACGTAGGTTAAAAGAACAAGCTTGTTTTAAAGATGGAGTATACGTATCATGAATTGGTTAATGCAGATTGCTCCTACCATTGCTACATGCCTTGGTGGCCCCCTTGCAGGACTGGCTACAGCAGCTTTATCTAAGCTGTTTGGTGTGTCAGGTGATCAAGTACAGTCAATGATCAACGATAATAAACTATCAGCTGATCAAATCGCTCTTGTACAACAAGAAGAGATTAAGTTTAAAGAGCAGACACAAGCACTTGGTCTTAACTTTGAGCAATTGGCTGTTGAAGATCGCAAGTCAGCTAGAGACATGCAGACTGAAACAAAGTCTATGGTTCCAGCTGTTTTGTCATATGGTATTACTATTGGTTTCTTTGGAATCTTATTTTCTATTATGATGGGTTATGCACAAGACAATAACCAACCACTTTTGATTATGCTTGGTTCTCTTGGAACTGCGTGGGTTAGCGTTGTAGCCTTTTGGTTTGGATCTACCAATGGTAGCCAGAAGAAAGACCAGATGCTGTATAACTCAACTCCAAATCAATAGTCAAGACGGCTAGAGGGTATCAAGAACATAGGGATTTTCCGTCTTTCTAACTATGGTATCAACGAATTGGCAGGCGTAGCTTGTACTCCCTTATCCATTACATGCAATAAAAAAGCCACCCTTATGAGGTGGCTTCTTCATTTCTACTTCTTGGTTTCTTCGTGTTGGTTAGTACCACGAATGACTTCACAAGGATAACTGTCTTCCGTCTTTTTAGCTTTAAAGATCTGATCCCAATTGTTGTCAAACGTCTCTTGGTCTTGCGGGGCAATAGGCTTGTCGCCTTTGCCACCGTCATGTCTACTTCTACGCATTACTTCTCCGTCATAAATATTACTCTAATAAAGATTAGATGAAAGATAACAATGGTGTACATTTTATTATCTTCGTCATAGTCATCAATGTATTCAAAGCCTGCTACCAGGCCTCGAATAAAGTCAAATGATACCTCACACATACTCACAAGCTCCATTTACACAAGCTAATTCATGGTGATTGATTGTAGAGTCGTCTTCTTCAAATGCATTAAATTCTTCCCAACTAATTGCTGGGAATAAGGCTTTAGCAGCTTCGTAGACTTCTTTGGTACAATCTTGATATGGTGCTTGTTGATAAGAGTGATCATTGAATGGTAGGAAACTGACCCCCCCTACATCATCAAAGTTCTTGTAAACCCAGGCACCGACTTCCATCCACTCCTCTTCACGTACATATACTGTAATAGAGGGATTGTGTTCACACCAGAATTGTTTGAACTTAAGGTAATGCTCAAGCTGTTCTACAGCTGACCATTGCTTACGTAAGACTGAACCTTCAGGAGCTTTTTGTGGGAATGAGAACACAAGGTTACTCTCATTCATTACATCAACTTCTACGGGTACACCCTTTTCTTTAAGGAAGATAGCAAGTGGATCTTTTATATCTGCACGTACAGTGCGAATGTAATAATCACTATGTCTAGGATGAATACCACTAGCCGAGTCAACCAACTGACTAACTGTACCGCTAGGCTTAACAGTAGTAATAGCAGCAGACTGTGGAATGCCAAGTTTAGTGGACCATTCTTTGTTAGTTTCAACACAAACATCTTTAAGGTGTTTGAGAGCTGTTTCACTTACTTGCTGCCCAAACAAGACATTGTCGAGGATTCCTGTGAGGCTAACCCCAAGGAGCCGTTCTTCTTCTGCGTTTCTTTGCCAGATTTTGCGAATGTACTTGAAATCGGTGAGAGTCGACTGAAAAGTCCCAAGGATTGTAGCAATGCGAACCTTTCTAGATACGTCTTCGATAGTGTCGCTTGCTCGTATAACAGCCTCAGTAAGGTTGCAGAATCCGCATGGTCTGAGAATGATTTCACCGCAAGGGTTTGTTCCAAATTCGTAATCAGCTTCTCTGCGTCCTGTAGCTGCAGCTTGCAATTGTGCAGATACTCGGTTAAAGATGCCACGTTCTCCAGATTTTGATTCATATAGTGATTGCCACTCTTTCATAAAGATGCCGATGTCCGGCTTTTCAGTGTAAGCTACTGAGTTGTTAGCTAATGCTCGTTGTTTTTCATCTTCCCACCAAGCGCCATTCTTGGCGTTACGCATACGCTCATCCGTCAGATTTGACAAGGAGATCAGAGCACTGCGTCGTACACCTCCCACTACTACAATCTGAGCAATCTTGCATACTAAGTCATGGCATTCTACAGAGGATAACCTACGCCCCGCCGCTTTTTGGAAGAGTTCAATTGCGAATTGGAACAGGTCTTGGAGAGGCCTAGGTCCACTAGCCCTTCCTCCAAAAGTTTTAAGTCTTGCTCCAGCAGGTCTGACCTTGCTGTAATCAATCTCTGGGATAAGACCAGTGTAAAGTAAGCCAAGCAATTCTCGTAAGGCAGTTGCCCAACCCTGTTTCGAGTCCGCCACTGTAATCGTTGTATTGGTAAGAGAGAACTCACTTGCAATCGTTGGCAACTTTTGGACATATTGTCTTTCTACAGAGAAACCTAAGCCTGTACCATTCATGAGAATGAACATAGCTTCGTCAAAGGCACGAACATCATCAATAGGTAAGTAAGAGCAGTTATAACCTGCAATGTTATCACGTTCTAGAGCTGGTCCTGCTGTCATAAGGGCACGCATGGATGGCATTAGATCTAGATTATAGATTGCATCGTATACTTCTTTGTATGGGAATGTCTCAGGGAAGCGTTTAGCCCAGAAATCACAGTAACGTGTAACTGTTTCCCCCCAATTCTCACGTCTACCTTGATCAGGGATCCAACGAGCGTAGCGTGATTTGTGAATGTATTGCTGATAGTCGGTTAAGTTGTTACTCATCAAATGGTTCTTCGTCCAGTTCTTTTTCTAATTCATCAGCGAGTTCTTCGATTAGATCTTGGAATCGCTCTACAATATCCTCACTAGTGATTTTAAGGATCTCTAGTAAGGATACTTCATCTATACGACGTAAACGGTCGAATATATCTACTAAGGTTAGCATTTATACCGATCATCTAGGTCTGGTCGTGTTTTGGTCATGTTAGATAGAAACATCCAGCAACAGCCAAGATGATCAATATGTGGAAGGCCACTTTCTGCGTCAATGTCTTCGCCTCTTTGTAAAGCAGCGAGGTGGCGGAGCATAGCAGCAGTGAGACGACTATAACTAATACCATTTCTCCAATTATGCTCGTCATACTTCTTAGCTCCAAAAGTTAATACCTTGGCAAGACCCTCTAGAGCATCGAAGTCTAGGAGATCCATTCTAGGTTTGTCGTTATCATATTTGAGCCCCCCTTCGGGGATCATGTCTTTAATGTCGTTTTCTGTGATCATTTGTGTTGGTAATATGCCACTCCTAGCAGCATTAACCCTACTATTAGTAGCATACATTTCCTCAATTTGCTTGTCTAATCGTGGCATTAGCCACGTCTGTTTTAGTTGATCTGCTCCAAGTACCGCAGTTAGTGCACTGATATCTCTGATAAGACCCGCTGATTGTTCTTGCGGTGCCTCGTCGTTGAATAGCTTTTGATCCACAGTTTGGGCATACATGTTCATCTTGTCCATCGTATACATTCCTATTAGGATGTGATTTAATCCAAGGAAGCACTTTGTGATATACCTTTTCAAGTAACACAACGTCTTGCTTGTTATATTTCTCCATGATTTTCCATGCAGTGGGATCGCCATTCATACAGCGTACCCAAAGACTATGACCTTCATGACTTGTTTTAGAGCCAAGGCCGAGGCGTTGCGCTACGTAATCAAGTTTGTTAGAAGGGAAGCGGAAGTTACTGCGCATGGTTCGCAAGAGATCAATTTGCTTATATGGAGCTGGTGGTAACATATCGTTTAACAAGAACTCTTTGTTGAGGGTTGGCATGTCAAACTTAGTGCCATTGTAGTGAACAACAGCATCTGCTTCGTTAATCATTGTGTAAATCCGCTTAAGCATTTTCTTATCGCTGGATTGATGCACTGAATCGAAGAAGATTTCTTTTTCACCTAACCATTTAGCAGCCCAGCACATTACGTACGAAGACTCTTGTAGTTGGTTAATAGAGACGTTCTGTTGCCATAGCCCCCATACGTGAGCTGTATTGGGACTTGTTTCTATATCTAGTAATAATATCTTCATTATGCTATTGGTTTAATCCAAGTTATTGGTTCTTTTCTATCTAGTGAATATACTTTGACTGGTTCATGACTCATAAGGTCAACCTGACATGCCCAGTATACAGCGTCTTCTGCGGTACCACCAGCACGCATGATTGCTTCAGCTGCATGGATACCACTTCCAATTGCCATAAAGGTA